TCACGCTACACGGTAGAGACCAAGCTGTTGCTGTTGAGCAAGACGGAGACGGTGGACGGGGTAGACACGATTTCAAGCGTCGGGGAGACCGAACTACAGAAGTACGAGGCACGTCTGCAATCACTCTCGACCTTACTGGATGATTTCCTAAAGGATGTCATCGGTTGCGCCGAGACGCTGGAGGCACGCTCGATCACTTATTTCCGTGAGTTGAACCAATTCTCGGCATCGGTGGATTACGTCACGGCAGACATAACATTCCTGTCATGGTGAGGGAAACGCTTGAACGGTGGATGCAGGAGCGTCAGGACGACCTGATAGCCAACTACGAATCGAAGGGGCTGAAGGCTTCTGGGGCGTTTGGCCGTGCGGTGCGCCACGAGACCTCCGAGACGCAGGCGACGATGTATGCACCCTCGTATGTGGGCGTGATGGTGAACGGTCGGCGGCCTAACAAGAACCAACTGCCCGAAGCTCTACGGGCATGGGTCGGCTGGGCAGGATCGACCTTCCTGCGGGACTGGGTGCGTGACAAGGGTATAGACCTCAATCCCTATGCCGTGGCATGGAAGCTTGCACGTGAGGGGGTGCAAGTCCCTAACGCCCACAATGATGGGCGGTTGCTGGAAGACGCGTTCACCCCGTCACGCTACGAGGAGCTGTTTTCCTCTATCTCAAAGTCATACGTTATTAAACTCACATCAGACATCAAGGAGACATGGCAATAACAATTTCAACCACAAAAGCATTAATATATGATTGGCCGCTAATTTCAGCCTTCACGCAACAAACAATATCCTTTGACGTGGAATGGGCTGGCGCGACACCGACAGCCGTAACGATTGAATCAACCATCAATGGTACGGTAGTGGTATTCACCCCTGTAAAGACGGCGACGGTAGGGACAAAGGACAGTTACTTCTTTGACTTCACGGACATACTTAGGTATGTATTAGGATTTCCACCTGAAACATACACTGTTATAGGACTTTCAAAGGATTTCACATACGCTATAAAAATTGCCGGATCGGCAGTTACGACAGGTGAGACGGTTGAGTTGTGTTTTTCTATACCCCCCCTCACTTATCATACACATGAAGATTATATATATGAACTTGGTGCAGTCTTGCCCATCTATCATAATGGCGATATATCTTTTTATAACCATAATGTGGCTGGTGACTATACATTAAGTCTGAACGGGGTTGATGTCGCATATACACTTACGGAGGGATATAACATTGTGTCCCTTGACTATACACACAAAACGTCAGGAAACATGACAAGCTCCGGAGTGATAAATATAAATGTCGTGTATCAATCTCCGTTGACTGGCGCACAGGCAGCAAACATACAATGGATTGATTCAGATGGAAAATGGTCATCATGGGTATTTCGTAAATTAAGTGATAATTATAAGTCAGCAAACAGTAATGAGATTCCAATGTTTGCCATCAGCAATCAATATCAATACGCCAAAAGCAAAAAAATACAAAGAGATATTACAAAAACAGTCAATCTCGACACTATCGCTGTTGATGCAACGCATTATGACCAACTTGTTAATATTGTCAATTCTCCAGTAATTCTATATAATGGAACGATATGGGAGGTGGAGTCAGGTTCTGAATCAGTTGCACCATGCAAACAGAACTTGCATTTCAAACTCTCATTAAAAGCCACACAGAATGCCGTCAGCTATTAACATCATCACCGCAGCAGGCACTCGGTTGGATGTCTACCATTCGGCCACGATGGAAATAAACATGGGGGGCATCTCTCTACTCTCCCTATCGAACCGAACGATAACCTACACGAACGAGTTCCGACTGCCACGAACACCGACGAACGAGGCGGCATTTTCATTCTCCTCGCAGTTGAGCCATTATGGATATTTCAAGATCGCCGTCACCATCCAGCGGGGATACTTCACACGACAGGCGATGATGACATATAAGGAGTTCGGCAAGGATTACGCCTGCTCGGTCTCCTACGACGAGCTTGGAACATTGGACTACATCAAGACGCTGAACATCAATTCGCTGGACTTGACCGAAGCGAGGGGGTCATTCACTTATACAAATGCCATTCAAGAGATGTGTGACATTCCTGCGGTTGGTACAACACACCTGTTCTCTCCTTTGGTAGAGGATTATTTCATCAATTCAGCCTATTATAACCCAAATACGTGCGCCATATTCATCAACGCCCTTATAGACAAGATGGATGCAACATGGACAGATATGGAGATAACAGGTGAAATCTCCAATGCCTATCTTGAAAAGTCTTTCTTATTTCTGCGCTACGCTTATTTCAATTCCAATTATTCAGGCACATCGCCATACACACTAACACAATACAATGACAACCTCAACGTGGCAGAGGAAGAGACGGCTGTCTTGACCGTTTCCGATTTCCTACGGACGCTGGCGCAGATGTTCTTCTGTGACATCCGATTGAATGGTAAGCAACTCATTTTCTCGGAGGTGTCAACAATGATGGGCGCAACGCCAATAGTGATGGATGGCTTCACTTCCATCACTAAACGGTTACCAACGGAGTACGGACTGACAAGCAACATCCGATACAAGGTATTGAATTACGAGGCATATAAGGATGTGGCGATGGATACCGTCGCTTGTCCTGACGGAAAGGGTGACACGGACCTGATCGAGATGGATGCCGTCCTTCCTTTCTCTACGCATAAGTTCTCGATCATCAACGGACTATGGGGGACAAGCACCGATGATGCACGAAAGTCAACGATCATCATGGCCTATGACACGTCGGTAACCAACCAGAGGGCGATACGCTGGAGTTCATCGGAGTCATGGGGCGCATCGGTTACGACCTACAAGGCCAAAGCCATCGACATGGCGGGGTTGTATTCCGCAGTACTGAACCCGATATTCTTGACCCCTGTCATCCTTGACGCTTCGGCTTGGATTGACCCATTCGTTGCGAATACGATCATGGACACACGCATCATAGTCAGCCGTCAGCTGATGGGCAAATATTGGGTTGACTCGATGGCTTACGACCTGTCGACAGGCCGGACAAAAATGACTTTAATAAAACTACCATAATGGAAGAGACCGTACTTATTGACATAAAGGTCGATGCCGGTGAGGCATTGAAGAACCTTGAAAAACAGAAGGAGGCACAACGCCTACTGAAGGAGGAGAACATGAAGCTAATGGCTTCGCAAAAAGAGCTGATAGCGCAAAACAAGACATCGGATGCCGCTTATAGTGCCAACTCGCAGAAGATCATCGAGAACGAGGCGAAGCTGAAGAACCTTGCCACGCAGATGGGGGTAAACCAGAAGATCGTCCAACAGTCGGTCAACGAGACGAAAGGGCAGGAAGGAGCTTACCAACGACTCAATCAGGAATATATCGTGGCGCAACAACGAGCCAAAGACCTGGGGGCAGCATACGGTGTCGAATCGAAGCAGGCTAAGGAGGCGGCGACGAAAGCCAACGGACTGAACGACGAGCTGAAGAAGATTGACAAGACCGTTGGACAGTCGCAGCGTGGAGTTGGTGAATATGAGCGAGGCATTGGGGGTGTATCGACGGCAATGGGCGGACTGCCAGGGCCGATAGGTCGTGCCGTGACGTCGGTCAAGACCCTCACTAAATCCTTATGGGCAGTCATCGCCACCCCCGTAGGCGCAGCCATCGCCGCTATAGTGGCCGTCTTTGCGCTCTTCACCAAAGCATTGATGTCAACGGACGAGGGCGCTACGAAGATGGCCGGTGCGCTGAAGGCCGTCGGCAACGTCGTTGATGTCCTGTTAGACCGTACAGCCTCTTTCATCCGATTGTTGGGTTCTTTGGCCAAGCTGGATTTTGAAGGCATCAAGAAAAATGCCTCGGACGCTTTCGGAGGAATAGGGAAATCTATCTCGGACGCAACGACGGCAGGGTTCAACTACGCTAACATGATGGATTTGATAGGCGACAAGGAAGCAGCCGCTGCCCTGCGTGTCGCACGACTTCGCACGGAGGTCGCCGACTTGCAGACAGCGATGCGCAACCGACAGTTGACAGACGAGGAACGCATCAATGCTGGTGATCTGGCCATGAAGAAGGAGCTTGAAATATTCGAGGTGGAGAAAGGATTCCAGACCGAACGGACAAAAGCCGAGATCAAGAATCTTGCCGCCGTGATGCAGACCTCCAAGATGACGATGGCCGAGAAGGAGGCTCAACTCAACCAATGGCTTGCTGTCGACGACAAGGAGCTGGAAAGCATGATGGAGAAAGACAAGGCTTTCGCTGATTTCTACAACAAGAACGAGAAGGACATACAGAAAATCCAAAAGATGAAGGCCGCCGATCAGGACAAGGATACAGAGCTGGCACGTGAGACACGCCGACTGCTGACAGGACTCAACACCCTCAAACGTGAGCTGACGGACGAGGCAATCGCAAGGACGGAGGAAGAACGCAAGGCGATTGAAGAACGCATGGAGGCAGAGCGTCAGGCAGAGATAAAGGTGATGGGCATACGCCTCTCAATAAACAAGACGAGACAATCACAGTTGGACGAGTCACGCCTGATGGATGACAAATATTACTCCGACAGGATAGCTGAAGCACGACGGACGGCCGAGGCCGAGAATGACATCATTGACAAAGAGCTGAAGTACGGCGTTATCATAAGGGAGGAAGCGAGCCTGAAAAAGTATGAGATAGAGAAAACGTACAACGAGACGGTCGCAGACCTGTCAGCCGCAAGGACAGAAGGTTTTGCCGCCGCCCTTAAAAGTGAGGTCGAGGCTAAAAAACGACAGACCGAAGAATTGCTGGCCGAGGATGAGCGCATCTCGAACGCCAACCTGACGAACCTCGGCAATAAGATTGACAGCCTTAACGACTATTCAGCTAACTACATCAAGTTCCAAAAGATGTACCTTGACGAGCAGATGGCCGCCGAGATCGCCGAAGCCGAGAGGACAGGTGTAGCCGTTTTCCTCATAGAGAAGAAATATGCCAAGCTGAAGGAGAACCTCGACCGACAGGTGCAGGCTTCACGTATGCAGGCTCTCGGTCAGATGTTCTCGGATATTGAGAATACATTCGGTGAGAATACAAAAATAGCAAAAATGGCGGCATCGGCCCAGACGGCGATAGCTACCTATCAATCGGCAACGGAATCATACAAGGCTTTGGCTGGCATCCACTTCGTCGGGCCTGTTCTTGGAGGGATAGCGGCGGCGGCGGCGGTAGCCTCCGGCATGGCCAATATTAAGAAGATATGGGCAACGCAGTCGGGACTTAAAGGCGACACGGGGGGTGGAAGTACGACAGTAGCGGCATCAATACCAGCTTCGGCTTCCGTGGCAGAGGCGGCAGGGACCGTTAATGCTTCTACAAGCGTAGCCACCTCGCAGTCATCGCAAGACATCACGTCACAAGTTGCGGCAGGAGTGTCGAAGGCCTTGCAGGAAAATCCTATCCAGCCCGTCTTGGTCACATCAGATGTCACGACAGCCATCACGAACAATGTCAAACTTAAAAATGACAACTCGTTATGATATACACGATTGAGGATTATCGGCAGGCGTTCAAGATTGACGGACGTCGGGTGCATTACCACACGCTGATGAAGCGAGTACACGACGGGAATCTACCATCGAACCACCGTGTGCACAGGCTGAATAGCCACCAGTTCATTATCGAGGTCAAGGAGAGGGACGACGTTGACCGTTATTTTCTGGCTTGCACCGAGTATCACGACCGAGAGGCGAAGGGACTACCCATGCCACTGGAATATGTCGCCACGCTCACGGTCAAGTATGACATCTCCCTTACCAAGCTGATGAAGTTTCTGGGCATTTGAATGTAACGTGTGTTACAACAAAAATTATTAGCTGTTACACAATGAATCGAAATTTTGTTTTTTTGTAAAAACTTTCTTCTATGGCACGGATAGACATCAAGGGAATCATCGGGCAGGACTACACGTTCAAGCAATTTGTCACGGATTTCTCGGCTGCAAAAGATTCCATACGCCTGTATATTGATTCCGTCGGCGGTTCAGTTGACGAAGGTGAGCAAATAGCCGAGTTCATCACAAAGAAACAGGAACGGTTCGAGTCGGTGCAGAACACGGGCGACGTGGCTTCAATAGCATCTAATATTTTTCTTGCACTCCCTTACGAGAAGCGTTTCTTCAACCCGTCCAAAGGCGTGGCACTCATTCACAATCCTTATATTAAAACCGAATCATTAAATGGGTTCGACACGACGGCGGCAGGACTGTCTTACCTTAGTTCCGAGATGCAAGCATCAGAGGACAGGATGGCCAGCGAAATATCGAGACAGACAGGTTCGGACATTGACGTTGTCCGTGCGCTGATGATGATTAATGAGCCTCTGACGGAGGAACAACTTGAATCAATAAACTTTGCGCAGATCATGCGCTTTCAGGCAGTAGCATTTTTAAAAACAGAAAACATAATGGAAAAGGAAGATGTTCAGACAATGATTACAGAGAGTCACGACACTCTATGGAATCGTTTTATTGCGCTGTTCAACAGGCGCACAAACTTTGTGGCGGTAATGATGACCGACGCCAATGGCGCACAGATCGAGTTTCCAGACGTACCTGAAGGAACAACACCACAGATTGGCGATACAGCTCGCATGGCCGATGGCGGTTTGCCTTCGGGCGAGGTGGTCATGGCCAGCGGAGAGACCTACGTCTTTGAGGCTGGTGTACTGAAAGAGATACGTCCTGTGCAGGAAGAGCCTGAAATGGAAGACTTACAGGCCCGCATCACAGAATTGGAACGCACCAACGCCGAACTGACGGCACAGATAACGAAAGCAGAGACGGAAAAAACAGACCTACGGGCGCAGATACGCTCACAGATGATCGAACCCGAACCGGTGGAGAAACCTGAACCGGTGATGGAAAAAAACCGAATGACGGAATTGCAGGAGATGAAAGAAAAAACAACCTCAAAAAACAGATAAATTATGGCAACAGTTATTGACTTGACAAGCCTGACCATCAACCCCGAAGAGGCGAGAACCGTCAGCGAGATCATCGCACCGCTCATCTATTCCGATGAGGCAGAATTTCAGAAGAAACACCGGCTCGTTTCCGGCATCGTAGGCAAGACGCAGATCGTCCTTGATGGTGGCAACGCCAATTCGGGTTGGGTGGATACAGGGTGTACACCTCCCGCCTCCGGTGGTATGGACATCACCCTTACTCAACTCTATTGGGACTTGGTGACCATCGGCGACGAGGTTACCCATTGCCAAAAAGAAGTGGATCAGAACTTCAAGATGCTGGTGAAGAAATTCGCCTCTGACCACTCGGACATTTCATCCTCGAATGCTGTGCTGAACTACATCATCGCCCGTCTGCTGACCTTCATCACCGAGGCACGTGAACGCAATGCCTATCTTGGAGATACCGACGCAACGCAAGACACCGCTAGCGGTTATATCAAGACCGGCGTGGACACTAAGTTCTACACCGCCGTCGATGGGTACTGGAAACAACTTTTCGCCTATGTAGCCGCAGGGACTACCCCACGCTACACGATATCCGCCAACGCCACAGCCACAAAAGCCTTGCAGTTGACGCTCGCATCGACAGCCGGTTACGATGCACTAAAAGGCATGTGGGACAACGCAGACGACAAGCTGAAATCCGCTCCGACGTCTTATTTTGAGCTGACTCCTGCCTTGTACTGGAACTACTCCTCTTACCTGGCAACGACACCAGCGACCATTGGGGGCTTCACGAACGTCATCGTTGACGGTGTTCAGAAAATGGCCTACATGGGCAAGCCGGTCTATGAATCACAGTTCATCGGTGGTAAGATTCTTTCAGACTTCCAAATCATCACAGGAACATCGCCAGCTGTATATACATACAACCTGCCGAACAGGGGTATCTTCACCACACCGGAGAACACCCCGGTTGCAACCCTATCGGACGAGGATGTTAAGAACATCGAGTCGTTCTATTATCAGAAGGACCGCACGAACATCATGCGTTATGCCTTTGACGTTGACGTCAAGGTGTTGCGTCCCGCTTTGGCGTCGGTAGCTTATTAACATGAGGGCAAACGCCCTCACAATAAAAAGGATATGAGTTGTAACCGAGTGATAACGGATGACATCATCAATCTGTGCATAGGTGTGCGCAAGGGCATCGAGCCGACGGCGTGGATCATTCCATACTCCGGAACAACGGTAGTGTTCGACTCGACGAACCCATACGAGATAACTACGCTCCTACCAAATCAGAAGTGGTTTCCAAAGATCACGGCAACAAAGTTCGGACTGAACGCAGGATCGACGATTGTAACTTCTGAAGTCAAGGAGGACGCTTTCAAGCATACGTTTCAGGCCGTCATCGGTGGACTTGGCACATCAGAGAGGCTTTCGCTCGACACGATGGACGGCATCATTGTTATCGTGAAGCGTAACACCCTGACAACCGACACACGCTATGCGGTCTATGGTGCGCAACATGGCCTTTGGAAGTCCTCTCACACACAGATGGCAAATGACAACTCGTCTATGGTGACGGCGACATACGAGAGCCGCACGGACATGGAGGAGGACTATTCCGAGTACACGATGGATTTTGGCACAGGACAGACGGACGAGATTCTAGCTACAATGTTGTCCGTTGACAGCGTTCTTGGCATTGTGTCCCACACGGTAGCGAAGATCGACACTCTGTATGACGTGACGAGCGACGGGGCAACGGATACGATGACCGTCGTGGCCATCGGTTTCGACAAGTCGGACAATCCAAAACAGACGGTGGCGATGGCCAATACTGTCTTAGACAATGATTTCTATGGTACTGTCTACGTCTATCCGCAGACAGGGCAGACCTACACTTTTGCAACAAGCTAAAACGATTAATATATGGCATGCACTACAACACTTACAGCAGACCTGGCGTATGACTGCACAAAACGCCCCGTCAAGGGATTGAAACCGAAGGCATGGATTTTCAACATGGGGGAGGTTACGCTGACCTACTCGACGAACACGATAACCAATCTCGTTAAGGTGACGGGCAAGACATCGTTCACGGTCGAAGGGTTCAAGGACTTCATGAATGCAGGCTCGGAGGCCGTCATTGCAGAGAATTTCCCGACAGCCTTCAAGCACAAATGGACGGTTGACTCTTTTGCCGCCACGGCAGCCGAACGTGCCAACATCGACAAGGCTGACAATATTATAGCTGTCGTCGAGGTCAACGGATCGCAGACCGAAGGGTGTTTCCTTGTGTATGGTCCGAAGAACGGGCTGTGGAAGGAATCGCAGGCACAGATGGCCAACGACAACAATGCCGTGACAGCCATCACATTCGCCTCACGTGCAGGCATGGAGGAGGAATACTCCGTGTATGTCCTGTGGTTGACGAACTACGCCACCACCCTTGCCCTGCTGACAACGTCGGAGACCTGATGAGCATTGATGAGGCCTTGTCGTTCACCGATGCCGAGATTCTTCGGTCAGGTGAGATGACAATGGCCATCGTGCGTGAGTGGTCACGGCTGACGGGACAAGAACCGGCGGCGTGTGACTGTCAGTTGAAGAATTATCTACGGACTGTTCGCAGTCATTACACACAAACAATGAAGAACGATGTTTACTACGATGGTCGTTACTATGATAGGACAACCATCACCGAGAGCCAAAAGGCTGACATTCTCCAGAATGACAAACGATTGTACGTGCGTCTCTTCGGCGCATTGCCGGAAGAACCAAAAATCGAGGCAATAAAGCCCAAGCCGGTGCAAAAAAGACCAGTACCAAAGAAAAAACGATAAGCCATGCAGCTCGAACTGGTGAAACTGCCTAAGCGTAACGAGGTTCGTCTTGACAAGCAGAAAGGCATTTTCCTCAACGGTAAGGACAACGCCTATCCGCAACGTGTCGAGCGTATCATCAACGCCTCCGTTTCAGCCAAGATGGGGTGTGCGATGTTGAAGAAATTCATAATCGGTGGTGGCTTCGAGGATGAGGCACTCAATCAGGTTGTCGTATCGACGGACGTTCTCGGTGATACCACTCTGTACCGTTTCCTTTCGCAATGTGCCTCCACCGTCTCACGACAGAATGGGGTGTTCGCACAGGTCGGTTACGACGCAAACCTTAAGATTTTCAACGTTAAGCACATCCCGTTCCGTGACTGCCGTATAGGGCGTGACGACTCATTCGGCTATTCGGGCAAGATACACGTCTCCACGGATTGGGAAAAGACGCTTCCCGTGAAAGAGAAGGAAAAAGTGATCGACACGTTCAACCCCAAAGAGGAGGTGGTGAAAGCACAATTCAAAAAGGGGTACATGGGGCAGATAGCGCACCTATTTCTCGATGACGAGTATGTCTACCCATTGAGCGTGATTGACCCGTCGTTGGAGGATGCCGACACCGAGGCGCAGATTTCAGCCTTCAAGAACGGAGAGTTGCGTGGCGGTTTCTTCGCTAAATACATTGTCTATCATACGGCCTTTCAGACGAAGGAACAAGCTCTAGACTTCAAGGCCAAGTTGCAGAAATTCCAAGGTGGCGAGCATGAGGGATCGATGTTGCTTGCCGAGGCCGTGTTTGACGCTGAAACCGGTAACCCGATGCAGTCGCTCAATTTCAAGCTGGAAAAGATCGAGCAAAACATCAACGACAAGATTTTCGAATCCTATGAGACCTCCGTGGCGAACAACATACGCAAGTCGTTGCTTGCCATCCCGCAGATTCTCATCGAATGGGAGGGTGGAAAACTCTCTGCCCCTTCGGGTACACTGCTGAACGAGGCCATCGGGTTCTACAATTCGCAGACCGAGGACATACGGACGGCTCTCTCTCAATGGATGACGACAATCTTCAGGCATAGCGCAAACCCACAGTTGGCACAGGCTAACTTCACGATAAAAAAACTGAACTATGGCACTCTGGACGCTGGTCGAACAGCAGGCGATAAAACCGCTGAACAGCAATAATACAGGACTTTTCGCACAACTGCAAACGGAGGTCGAATGCAACGACCTTGTCAAGTACCTTGGTTTTGAGTTCTATCAGGACTTGAAGCGCAACCCGACGACCTACACCACGTTGCTCGCAGGAGGGACATACACCGTGAATGGTGTCACGTACACGTTTGACGGGTTGAAGCACGTATGCGCCTATCTCCTGTACGCCCGTTACGTTGAGCAGTCCTACATTCAGGACACCTTTTCTGGGTTCGTGCAGCATACGGGCGAGAACTTCCGTCAGATTTCGGGTGCGGAGATGAAGAACCGTGCTGCGGCTTTCCGTGAGATCGCAGGCACGCTATGGGATGAGTGCAAGAATTATCTCTACACCCTTTCGTTATATTATTTCCCGATACGTGAGAACCCGACAATAGACTATGTGTAATGATATGGACAGGCGTACCCTTTACAGTAGATGGTGTCGAACATGTCACGCAAAACTGTTCAGATACTGACGTATACGCACTGTACTCATATACCGTCGTCTCGGCAAGTGAGGTACAGGTCAGAAGCCCTCTTGGGGCAAGCACCATAACGCTGACGGTTGACGAGGCGACGGGTGCGCTGGTCATTGATAATGCCGCTTTGTATGCCAATGTGACGATAACGGGCAACCTGACGGTCAACGGAACGACGGCGGTCATCGGTTCTGGGGCAAAACAGACGAACGTCGATGCAGGGGTAGAAAAGCAGATGTCAATGGATGACGATTATTTGTATATATGCACACACACGGGGACGACGGACGCCGTATGGAAAAAATTAGTAATGTTGCAAACATAAAGAAGAATGAAAAAGCTAAGAAAGACAAAGACAGTAGAAAAAGAGCTGGAGAAAGCACGGCAGGAGGCCGAGGCCGCCGCCGAGCGTCTGGCCGAGGTGCAGGCATTGCAGGAAGCCGCCGAGAAGGAGGAGCAGGAGCAGATGGAGGCCACCGAGCGGGCCATCAATGAGCTGTGCGAGGACATGTATTTTTGTGGCATCATCCTGACGCACGAGGATGTTTTGACCATTGTCAATCTGGCGATGGAGAACAGGGAGAACATACGCATCCCATTCAAACTTTATAATTTATAACTACTTAATAATCAATCAATTATGGCGCAGTATGACGTATTACTAACACAAAATGTATCAGCAGCGGGGATAGAATTCTCGGAGAAATACATCAACTTGGACAAGGGCGGTTTGCTGTCTGCCGTTGCCACGACGAAAGTACCGACGGTCTTGGCTGGTGGGACTGATGGATACATGCTGGTCCGTGACGATGCCGAGGTGACAGGGCTGAAATGGGTTGCCCGCCCGACGACCGACCACACGCAGAACACGGACACGGGTACGACCGCTGCATCGTTTGCCATCGACAGCGACAATGCCACCGATGGTGTTCTTTTGAAGGTTGATGAGGCTGGTGTGACTATCAGAAATATTGGAGACACCGCTAATGATAGTCTTGTTGCTGCATCCATCACAGCATCAGGAAGCCTCTCTACACAAGACACGAAAATAACCATAGATTCAGATACCCATAAGATCGAAGTCACGGCTGAATCAGCCTCCAA